ACCCCACAACCAACCCGGCAGATGCGACTGACCAACCTGAATGAAATCTCCCTGATCAGTCCACCGACGAGTCCGATCCAACATTTCAGTCAACGAATCCATGTACAACGCACGAGCCTCCTGCCAGCGAGGATCACGGTCCTTACGCAACGCAACCATTTCGCAATACGTCGTACACAAATCTTCATAACCAGAAGGAACAGGAACGGTAGACGAATCGGCTGTACCGTCAGTCGCCAAATCAGTGGAATGCTGATAGTAGAAGACTTTCAAAACACCCACCTCGGAAGGAGTCGGATACAACACAACCTTCAACGCAGGCGGATACCCCCACATTGTGTAAAAGGTGGGGTAACCCTTCGACGTGGTTTGCGACGACCACCACACAGCGTCCATCGAGTTGAAATCCCGGTACTCCAATGGGTACACATTCGACGACGCCGTAGGACGCCACTCAACCCTGTGTACACGCAACGTGTCAGTAGGAAGCGTGTACTCCTGCGTATCCGCAACAACCGAAATGTTTGAAGACGACTGAAGGGTTTCAGACCGGCGCGACATGTCGCGTGCAGCCTCGTTGATCCACGTACGCAACTCGGCGTCAGTCCACTGACCAGAAGTCGTTTCGTCGAGTTTGTTTCGTACGTCCGTTAGCAGCGAAGTGAGGGTAGCCATACAGCCATGTTACCAGCGTTCAGATTTGCGGTCAGCAACGAGTATAGGCGCTTGCCATACCACGCCATTGCCCGGAACTGTAATCCAAAGAGCCTGCTGCGGTGGCTCAAACCCGAAGTTCATTGTCGAGGCAAACTCGTCGAACCCTTTCGTTGAACCGTTCACAATCAACCCGTTGGAAGCCGCCTGAATCAACTGATGCCAATGACCGCACACCATGATGTCGAACGGAGAACCCATCGCCTCATAGTTCTGCAACTTCTTGGCGCGCATTCGTAGCAGGGGCGGCCAGAGTCCACCGATCCCCTGACCGCCCCGCGCCTGATCGCCATGAGTCAACAAATACGTCGTGTCGTACACCGGAACAATCGCATCTGTCGACTCTGGTATCTGAAACGATACATGGTCGTCGTCGTTGAACATGAGAGCCAACTGATGCGCCAAAAACCAGTCGAAGTTGTCGCGTGCCCGCAGTTTCGACCGTGGCTTACGGGTCCGGCGAGAATGGTTACCGACAACGCACGGCACATGCACCTTGCCGAACTCGTCAGCCAACATGGCTATACCGGAAGCGATGTGTTCCGACCAAAACAGCAGCGACCCCAACATGGTGTCCTCGTTGGTTTCGGTTAGTTCATCGTGGATGTCCCCCGAGAAAATGTCTCCCCCGAGAAACAGCACCACACCGTCGTATTCCAACCCCGACAAATACTCGCGGGTCAACACCACTATCTTGTCGAAAAACCTTCGTAATCGCTTTACTGCTATGTTGCGGTCATAGGCGTTTACGTCGTTCATTTCCTCAGGACGCACCACCTCGTCGAAATGGCAGTCAGACAACACGACACAAATCGTGCCCACCGAATCTTTCTTTGCTCGACGCGGAGTCAACCACTTCGGAGTAGACGACAGTTTCGACTGCAAACCACGGAACACCCGTAGTTCCTTAGACAACGTAAGCAGTTCATCTTCCGCCTTAGACAACGCTGCCTTCGCAACGTCGCGTTCAGCACGGACATGTGCTACCTGAGTGGCGGTAACAAAGTCGGCTAGATCAGGCGTGGCGGCGTCTGAAGTGCTCAATCTTCGCATCCGTCGCAGCGTCGAAACCTAGGGTGTGGAGCCACCGCACAACTTTGCGGGCGCCCACATGATTCATGCTGAGAATCTGTTCCTTCACATCGTCAGGGAGTTCCGACTCCGCCCACATCGTCGTAGGACGACGATACGTGTTGGCGTACTCCTCTAACGTCTGCTGCTTAGATGCCATTCGGCACCTCCGGTTTCCACATAGCCGACCATGACTTAGCACCCACCACACCATCAACAACGAGCAGGCACGCCCGTTGAAGTCCTTTCACCGCACGCCTAGTTTTCCTGCCGAACACACCATCAGCGGTGCCACAGTTGAAATCCAAAGCATTCAACCGGTTCTGCACCACACGAACATCTTCACCCCTTGAACCCCTACGCAGCGGAGCCAACCCGATTCTGCGACCCACGTCGCTGACCGCTGCAACAATCTGCTCCCAGTCGGTATCCGCGTACATATGTTTCGTATCCGGGTACGCCATGCACGCAAACCACTCCTTCGCGTCGCGGGGCTGGAAATGCCACCACTCGCTCCACACCGTGGGCCGCAAACCGTACCGTCTCGCAATCTCTGTCACCGACTTCTTTGAAATGCTGTTCCATTTCGTGATACGCAGGTCGACAGCGTAACAGTAACCATCCGGCTGCTCCTGATGAAACGAACCGCGGAAGTACCCGTCGGGACGCAACCAATCCGGGTTCGCTGCGAGGTTGCCTTTGCCTGCTTTATACCTTTCGTATAACCATTTCTGCGACGCATACGACCTGCACGCAGACACCACTTTGACTTTGTTGGCGATCCGGCCATCGGCAAAGAAATGGTTGAGCCGTTCCTCGAACCGAGGATGCAACAGGCTCAAGTCGACATGGCTGCCAGTTACTGGAATCATCAACCACCTATTCGCCGTGATCTGCCCACATGTCCTTACGGGACTCGACGATCATCTTAGCAGACTCATACTCATAGGCGAGGTCAACGAGGTTGCCGTTCTCGAACACACCGTAACGGGTTGATACGAGTCCGGCACCCAGCATTACAGGCAACGTCTTGATTTCGTGGTCTACTACCATGCACCAAAGGCTAACCTACGGATGCGTTTAGGCCAAGCCTCCGGGCCTCATTTCGACCAGACCGGTGATAATCACCGAAAACTTGCCGGTAGTAGACGCCTGCCCACGCAACATGTCTCCCTCCTCCAAAATCAGCGACAACGAATCCGTGATCCCCGTCGCCTTCGCCGCAAACGAATAATCGTAAAACACGGCGTTGGCAATCCCCGACGACCCACCCTTCGGAACCGAATGCAACTGGATCGTCTCCGCACCAGACGACGTGTTGCAGAAAATGAGTTGCAAAACCTCTGAACGGGCACCCGGCAGATTCGGAGACGTATACAACAACGTGTCCGACGCAGGCAGATTACCCCGGTAAAAAACTTTCCGAACCGTGTCACGCTGCGGATTCGAATACTGAATCGACGCCAAACTCTGACGCTCAGACAAACTCTGACGCTCAGACATTGCCCTGCTCCGCGTGCCACTCCAAATGGCGGTGCTGCCATTCGCGCACAGAGCGAATATCTTTACTGATTTCGGATATGTCAGTGCCGATGGCGTCGAGGCGAACCTGGTTCGCTGCGTGCTGCGCCGTGTTCTCACGGCGGTACTTGGACGCGGCCACCGCGAAGACGCCGCTTATGAGGGCGGCGGCTATCAGTCCTGCGAAGCCGATCCATTCCATCAGGAGCAACCGCTCGTTTCACCGCACATCGGGCACACCAGACATGAGCCTGCGCGTTGCATGGGCGCTGCGCAAAAAGGGCACGCTGTACCACCTATTTGTATGGTGCAGGCGGGGGCGGGGGTTTCTAACATAGTTTCGGTCATTCAGTAACCTTCATCCATATAACAAGGTGTGGGTTGTAAAAAGTCATTCGGTGATCTCCACCCATGAGGTCGTCGCCTCGTCCCATTTGTAGAAAAGGCCGTCATCGGGATGCGGGGTCGGTGGCTGCCAGACGTAGTTCTCGTCCAGCGTCCACGACGGGAACGGGTTGGCCGCGTAGAACGCACCCGCAGCCTCATCCCATATGCCACCCTTCCCTGCGTAGTTGTACCGCTGGGAGCCGTTGTAGGACGTTTGTACCCATGCGCCGACGGTGGGGAGGATCGCGTCCAGGTGGTCTATGCCGCGCTGTTCATCCTCGACACCGTCCACGGTGGTCACATCGTTCGACACGACGACCACACGGGCCACGGTGCCATCGATTACTTCCGCGTAATGTGCCATCAGCCCTCCTATGGGGTCAGCCAGCGCAGGATGACTATCCCCGAGCCGCCTGTGCCGCCGTTGGCGTTGGCACCGCTGCCGCCACCGCCGCCCGTGTTGGCCCCACCAGAACCGCCGCCACTGTCCGTCCCC